CGGCACATACCGCGAAGACCAAGCCGCAGAACATTTTAAAAACCACAAATCAAAGGAGAGCAAGAATGACAAAAGATGAAGCAATAGACATAATGATGGAAAGCATTAATGCAGATAACTTAGCGTTAGGCATAAAGGCCGGATTAGATGAAGCAGCACTAAAGTCTCAGATTGAGCAATCACAACCAAGCCTTGGTTTTATGATGTCAAATATCTATGACAAGTTAAAGGCAAAGGGAGCAATTGCTTAATGAAGCTCAAGTTCGGATGGGGTAAGTGGGATAGTTGGGGCATCGGTCTCTTCTACTGCAATTATGATAAGAGTATCTGCCTTGAGTTAGTGCACTGGTATTTCTACGTTGAGGTTTGGACTAAGAAGGACTTCAAGTAATGTGGTCCTGGGTATTAGCAGTAATCGGAGTAGCAGGCATCTACTTCGTAGGCCGCAAGACTATTTGGGGTTGGCTAATACTCTGCGCCAATGAAGTGCTATGGATTACCTACGCAGTGATAACAGAGCAGTACGGCTTTATCTTTTCCGCTATTGCTTACGCCGCAGTTTATGTGAAATCATTTATCCACTGGAGAAGGGATGAGGAATAAAATGGATGACAAGTACGCCAAAGAATATACGAAGCTGCACGAGAACCGAAAACAACAGTTCAATCATTATAAAGAGAAAGATGATTGGCACCATGAACCGCTCTCAAATACAACTAAGCCAAAGGTAAAGCCAAAGCCAGACCCTGCTACCGTTGAGGCAGCGTTACGTCTGGAGGAAGAGTTGTGGGCCTCGTAGAGTTTGATTACCACGCAGCTATGACGGAAGGCCATACCTTCAATGAATTAGTTGCGCAGCGTCTTCGTGCAGAGGGTATTGGTTGTACCGTCCCTGAGTTAGAACTTGTCACCTCGGACGCTGATATCAGGCGCCTAACAAAAGAAGAGAAAGACATCATTCTAGATAACGGTTTAGTTCTAGAGGTTAAGTCGCGTAACTTAGGTTTCTCAGAGGACCCATCTGTATTCTGGCAATCTAATCTTTATGTAGATACCTACTCTGGTTACGAAGCCAAAGAGGTCAAGCCCTACGCATATGTGATGGTCAGTCAGAAGTCAGGCAATATGTTGGTTGTTCACTCCAACACTAAGGAACATTGGTTCAAGCACACAACGCAAGACCCGTATCGCAAGATCACCGAGACCTTCTATAAGATTGATAGGAAGCACCTGACTACTTGGGCTTCCTTAGTGGATGAGTTAAAAAGCGGTCGCTGAGAAAAAAGCGTCCTCGGCGTTAAGCCTCGTTAGGAAAGTCTTCTTCTAACTCGTCTTTGTATCCGTGCGTTCTTTCAGCGTGGCAGTTTGCGCACACGAGCTCGCACTTGTCTATCTCAGCCTGAAGGTTCTCAATGGAGAACCCAGAGCGTGCCATATCAGCCACGTTGCCTCGTTTGCCATCAACGATGTGGTCAAACTGCATCACGTAAGGTGGATACGAGATACCGCAATCGGCGCAAGGGTTCGTGCCCTTAACGCCATCAATGTAAGATTTATTACGCCGTCTTATGAGGCGATTATTCTCCGCCGTTTTTTCTTTGATGGCAGGTGCGTTCTTAAAGTAATGTCTGCGAGAGGCTTCTCTTTGCTGGACTTTATCCTTAAATGGCATAGGAGACACCATACACTATGACCATGACCTGTGTTAAGTGTGACCACGAGATGGAATTGGGTGTCTGCACAGTAGACACTTGTAAATGCATTTGCGCATATAAGGTAGACCAATGACAGTCAAAGTTTACGGCCCTTACGAAGATAAGTCCAAGGGTGGTCGCAAGAAGATGACTATCTACAACACAGTAACGAAGAAGTTCAAATCTACTAACGCAGCTCGTTATGAGAAAGAAAAAGAATTAGGCAAGAAGCTTCCTAAGAGCAAGCACGTTGACCACAAAGACAATAACAAGCACAACGAAGGAAAGAAGAACCTCCAGGTAATGGATGCTTCTAAGAACATCGCAAAAGGTAACCAACACAGAAAGAAGAAAAAATAATGACATACGATGAAAACGGTAGATTTAAAGTAGGTGGCGCATACGACCACAGGGGAAGAAAAGTTGGTTACGACGCTGCAGATATGAAGAACGGCATTAGCGATACTAGCAAGGGATACAGCGACAACCCACAGTACCTAGCGCGTGAAAATGACTATTTAAAAAATCACCCAGTAAGTACTGGAAAGTCAGATATGGGTCATCATCAAGGAACAGGCCATGACTCAGACATGGCTAGTAACCACGGAGGACATCGCACTGTGAACGATGTTCGCACAGACATTCGTCACGGACTAAACATTCATAAAGCAAATGGAACAAAAGAGTTTGGTGGGTTGTTATCTGCAGAACGCATTGGGTACAACGCCCGCAAACATCATTACGTAAAGGCCGAACACGAAGCGTTTATGCAGACACCTGCAGGACGAACTAAGGCTGCAAATGATGCACGTGCAGCACAGCCAGCAAAGTCACTTTGGGATTCAGAGCCTAGTGCTCCCGCAAGTAAAGCCGCACCTGCAGTAACTTCAAGTAAAAAGACTCGGACAAAGACAAAGTTGCCAAATGACACCCTTGGTGGAGCTGTTAAGCACGTAATTGGAAAATTGCGTAAAAGATAATGGCAGCATTAGGAACAGCTCAAGCAATGATTGACATTGCTCGCAGAGAAGTCGGCGTAATTGAAGGCCCAAAGGACAACGAGACCAAGTACGGTAAGTTTACAAAGGCTAACTTCCTACCTTGGTGTGGAAGTTTCTGCATGTGGGTAGCTAACGAGGCAAAGGTTAAGATTCCTAATACTGTCTCTACAGTTGCAGGTGCAGCAGCATTTGAAAAGATGGGCACATGGTTTGAAGCAGACTGTGGTCAAACACCTCAACCAGGAGATATCCTGTACTTTGATTTCCCAGGAGATGGTGTCAACCGAATTTCTCACGTAGGTATCTGCTCAGGCATTATTGCCGATGGCGTTGTAGCAACCATTGAAGGAAACACCTCTGGCAAAAAAAAGGGTGACCAACGCAATGGTGGCGAGGTATGCGAGCAGGTTCGTGCCTACAAGCCAAACAAAAAGAAGGTTCTAGTCTCTATCGTAGGTTGGGGCCGTCCTAACTACAAGGGCAACGAGGTCAAAGCTGAGGTGCCCGTCTCACAGGCTCCAGCGTTCCCAGGACCCGTTACGCCAGGAGATACTGGTGCAGACGTCAAGGTTGTACAAGAGGCTCTAGGCCTGCGTGCAGACGGCATATACGGCGATGCCACTAAGAAGGCAGTTATTGCTTTTCAAGACAATCACGACCTAATTGACTCAAATGGCGTGGTTGGACCGAAGACTTGGGCTGAATTGGTCAAACTACTCTAATCAGACATTCCCCAAAAGGCCCCCCTGGATGGTAATCTAGGGGGGTTCTTCTATCTGGGGGTAAGTATGACAACTATCGTTGCTGTTCAATACAAAGACAAATGTGTTATGGCTGCAGATAATCAGGTAACTAGTGAGGGTGGTCGTCGTTACAACCATCCAGATATGAAAAAGATTGCAAAGCGTGGGGCTTTTTTAATTGCAGGAAGTGGCGAAGTTCAACCTTGTGATGTTGTGCAACATATGTGGAACCCACCAAAACTAAGTTTAAAAGACTCTGAAGATATCTATCACTTTATGATTGTTAAAGTTATGCCTTCTCTTCGTAAATGCCTCACTGATAATGGGTATGACTTCAATGAGGGTAAAGAAGGTGGAAAATCAGGGGAAGGTAGGTTTAACTTCCTCATGGCTGTTTCTGGAGAAGTATTTGACATTGCCGATGATTTATCTGTTTGCCGTTCTGAAGGTGGCGTTTATGGAGTTGGCTCTGGTTCGGACTACGCTGTTGGGGCTATACACGCAGGCTCTACACCAGAGAAAGCAATTCAGATTGCAGCAAAGCTAGATGTCAATACCTCTGGACCTATCCAGGTTGTTGAGCAGTACAAGTAGTCTGGTACTGTAAAGGCATGAGTAACCGCCAAGATAAGATTGCAATAAACAAAGCTGAACAACAAGATTTCCTAAAAGGAAAAAAACGCACCGCTATTGAAAAACGCTGGGAAGAAGCACAGCTAAGAGCCGCCACAATGCAGTCTGTATTGGGCTATATGGTTGAACAATATGAAGAGCACCGAGACGAACTCTCTGAAGAAGTAGTTGCTCAAACAGAGGAGCAGATTACTCTTCGTCGTACTGAGATTGAGGACTTCTTAATGTCTGAGCAAAAAATATGTCTAGAAGCACTAGAAGAGTACAACGATACCGTCACTAAGATAAACTACGATACAGAGGAGAAAAACGGATGAGGAATCTAATGTCAACATTGAAGAATGTATTGATGCGTATTGTTGCGGTATTTGCAGCAAGCGGTCTTGCAGTAATTGGTGCTGGTGCCGTTGCAGGTATTCCAGTAGCAAAAGCAGTACTAGTTGCTGGTCTGACTGCGGTTGCCGCAGTTGTTGAGAAGTTAGCTCGTGCATTTATGGATGATGGAAAGCTAACACTTGATGAGATTAACTCAGCATTTTCTGTCGTTGATAAGGGCGCAAAGACAGTTGCGGATGTAGAAGTTGAAGAACGTCAAGCAGCAGATAGAGCAACTAAGTTTGGTGGACTTGTAACAACAACAGCAGTTGGTAAAGAAAACTCTAACTAACCACCAGTTTTGTAAAACCCTGAGCCTTTGAACTGAAGGCCAAAAGGGGTGTATACACGTTGAAGAGCGTAGCCACATTTGTTGCAGAAGTATTCGGGTTCTGCGTCATGAATGCTACGCTCTTTTTCGTGCTCTAAATCGCATTGGATGCAGGCGTATTCGTATTTAGGCATCAGAGTTCTCCAAGTGTTTTTCCTCGCACATTCGTGCTAAATCGGGTACTACGTATCTTTTACTACACAGAGCGCAAGTGTAACGTTCCAAGAACTCTTTGGACTCCATCTTCGTATTATGCCCGTACTTATTCTAGGAAAGGGGTAAACTAAACTCATGTTATCTAGTGAGGAATTCAAAGGCGCTATGCCTCAAACTACAAAGTTTGAAGGAGAAAAGCCTCTTGAGATAAGCAGTGCACAGAATAAGTTTGCTGGAGCTACTGCAAGTAAGCCACCAAGCCCAGGGTTTAGCAATTGATAGACACAGCCCACGCACAGCGAGAGTTAACGGCATTAGACCGCTGTGACAAATGTGCTGCACGAGCAATGGTTCGTGCAACATTGTTAACTGGAGAGCTTTACTTCTGTGGACATCACGCACGAGAAACAGGTTACACATTAGTTCAACAGTCAGTTCAAGTCCACGACCCAGAGGGCTTGTTTATATATGCAGATAGGTAACTTATGAGTCATCACAACTTAGGTCGTCAGTTTGACGGAGCAATTGAAACCGCAGAAGACCAACAGCGTCAACGTTTTTCTCGTCCCAGAGAACGCGGCTTTGTTGGTAACGGTTTTTGGTGGGGTTCTTATCCTTATATGACTGGTGCGTTAATGGCTGGCAATCTTTTACAGACAACATCTTCAGGAACTAACACTCCAGGTAACTTAGAGCCCTCTTCAGGAGCTTCAGCAAGTGACTACAGTGGAATGGGCGGAACATCTGCTGGAAGTTACGGAGATTCTGCGGGCGCAGGTGGAGACAGCGGTGGTGGTAGTTACTAATGGAGCCGCAGTTAAACCGACGACCACTTAAAGTTAATAACCGAAAAGGTGTTGAACAAAGATTTGTTTCTACACCGTCAACTTTTAAGTCTGAAACACGTGCTTCAATATTTACTTGGGCAAGTAGAGGACGCGGTGTTCAAGGAGAGTCTGTTAACGCTTCAGGTGATGTTGGTTCAAAACAAATTATTAATAAGCTAAGAAAACCAATGTAACTTCTGCTTTAATTAGTTATTTGAGGGCAATGAGTATTCCGAGGGGAACACTTGAAACTACTTCGTTTATTTTTAGTTTCTGCATTATCTTTAGGTTGGCTTTTTGTTATACCTACAGAAGCTCGTGCAGCAGAAGGATTGACTGCTCAAGTACATAATGTACTTGGTCAGAATGGCTCTCCGTACATACCGCAAGGAAATACCCCAACAATAACTACAAACGTACCCAACATTGACTTTCAATGGGGTAGTGGCAGTGTACTAGGGGGCCCTTCCGAAGACGTTATTGTAAGATTTACTGGGTCTATTCGTAGTAACACAACTCAAGACATATCATTTTTAGCAACAGCAGATGATGGAACTAAGCTCTACCTTGACGGCGCCTTGATAACAAGCGATTGGGTTGATAAAGGTGGCGGAGGAACAACAAGCGCACCAGTAGCATTTACAGCGGGAGTCCCAAAGACCATAGAGTTAATGTACTACGAAAATGGTGGCGGTGCCTGGGTTCAATTGTTATGGGACCAATCTGGGTCAATGCAAGTTATTCCAGCAGAAGCCTTTACTTCACAAGCAGCTCCAGTAGTAAAAACAATAGGTGCCCCAAGAAATTTAACCGTAGTTGATGGGGCAACTGCAACAGTCTTAGATTGGGATGCTCCAGACACTGGTAATACTCAACCAGAAAGATATGCAATAAGTTTCAATTGTTCTGGGTGCAATGGGTGGGGAATTGCTACTGGGAATGTTGGTGGCCCTAATTCTTTAAACACAACAATAACAATTGACCATTCTCTACTTGAAAGCTTAAGGCCAAGTGGAACTGTTTGGTCATTTCATATTAGATCAGATAACGATACCTTGGCGCTATACTCTGAAATATCAAATGTTGTAACACTTAAAATTGGAAAAACTGCAGAAGAAATTGCTGCAGAACAAGCAGCAGCTGAAGCTGCAATTGCAGCCGCTACTGCAGAAGTAGCACGGCTAGCAGAGATAGCACGGTTAGCAGAGGTTGCCAGACTTGCGGAGGTAGCACGTCTTGAAGCAGAAGCGGCAGCTCTTATCGCCGCGCAAGCAGCAGCCGCGCAAGCAGCAGCAGACGCCGAAGCTGCAAGAATAGCGGCAGAGGTTGCAGAAGCAGCAAGACTAGCGGAGATTGCAAGGTTAGCAGAGGTCGCAAGATTAGCGGAGATTGCGAGACTAGCAGAGGTAGCAAGACTTCAAGCAGAAGCAGCAGCGTTGTTAGCAGCACAGCAAGAAGAGGCAAGAATTGCAGCAGCAACTGCTGAGGTAGCACGACTTGCTGAGGTTGCAAGGTTAGCAGAGGTCGCAAGACTTGCTGAGGTTGCAAGATTGGCAGAAGTAGCACGACTTGCTGAAGTAGCACGACTTGCTGAAGTTGCGAGATTAGCGGAAGCAGAGAGAATTGAAGCTGAAAGAATAGCAGCAGCGACTGAAGC